AAGTTCTTATGCAGATATGGTTGTTGATGAATCTACTGGTGAGATGAAAGCCATTTTGTCAGAGCCATCCTGTAAGGTCGATGCTCTTATGGATGATATTAGTAATGGCGATTTTGGTGATGATTCCGTTGCTGTCTGTGCAGTCTCTAGACAGCTTATTGAACTTTTAAGTGCTGCAATGACTAAAGCAAAGATTCCTCATGGGCTTATTACTGGTGCTCAAAATGAAGATGAGCGCCAAAAAGCAGTAGACGATTTCCAAGAAGGTCGTATCAAATGGATTCTTTTTACTGCACAGGCTGGCGGTGTAGGTATTACCTTGACTGCAGCCCGTCGCTTAGTTATGCTTCAAAGGCCGTGGTCACTTGTTGATCATAAGCAAGCTTTAGATCGTGTACATCGTATTGGAAGCGAGATTCACGATTCAATTTTAATTATGGACTATGTAACTGAGGGGACTTTAGAAGAAAGAGTTCTTCAAGTTCTAGAGACAAAGTCTGACAACTTCGAACAAATTGTTCGAGATAAAGATCAACTGATGAAGTTGCTTAAAGACGATAAGGCAGGGTTACTATGAGCGATGTTATAAGACTTTCTAACTCAGAACTCCAAACATTTAAAGATTGTAGACGTAAGTGGTGGCTCACCTACTACCGACGTTTGCAACCTAAATACAAAGACATGACTGGAGCTCTTGCATTCGGTAGCCGTATTCACGCAGCGTTAGATGCTCACTACGCAGAAAATCGTCCTCTTATTACTGCTCACGCAGAACTAGTTGAGGCAGATCGTCAGTTACTACTTGCAGATTTTCAAGATACTCATCAGCTTGAACAAGAAGCTGAAATGGGTCGCATCATGCTCGAAGGTTATGAGCAGTGGGTGGAAGAAAATGGAATTGATGCTGAACTAGAAGTTATCTCTACAGAAGAGCAGATTATTGCTCCATTGTTCAATGGTGCTGTAGAGCTTCAAGGAAAACTCGATATGCGTGTTCGTCGTAAGGCTGACGGAGTTCGTATGTTTCGTGACTTTAAAACTGTAGGTGGATCTCTTAGCGATTTTGCAAACCTTGCTCCTATGAATGAACAAGTTTTAACATACATGCTTCTTGAATCTACAAAGAAAGATGAAGCAGAGCGTTCAGAAGGTGGCATTTTTACAATGCTAAAAAAAGTAAAGCGCACAGCAAACGCTCGCCCACCTTTCTACGATCAAATTGAAGTTCGACATAATATTTTTACAATGCGTTCTTTTTGGAATCGTATTCATGGAACTATTGCAGATCTTATGAATGTAAGAAAAGCTCTTGACACAGGAGCAGAACCAGCATATGTTGCATACCCACGGCCAACCCGTGACTGTAAATGGAAATGCCAATTTTTCGCTATATGCCCGATGTTCGACGACGGAAGCGCTGCCGAGCAAGCACTTAGCGATTCATATGAGGTCGCAGACCCATATGCGTACTATGAATCAACCGAGAAAAAAGGAAGCGAGTGACGATGAGCGAAATTCAACGCTCTCTTACTGTAATGGTGTACGGAGAGAGCAAGGTTGGTAAATCAAGTCTTGCTGTCACCGCACCTTACCCACGACTCATGCTTGACGTTGAAGGCGGTCACAGGTTTTTGCCTATTATCGTCAAGTACTGGGATCCACTGCGTGAAGAACCACCTATCGCAGATGGAACTTGGGACACTGTTGTAGTCACGGTTCGTGATTACGATACTGTTCTAAAAACATACCAATGGCTTCAACTTGGAAAGCATCATTTCAAGAGTCTAATTATTGACTCTGTATCTGAGCTTCAAGTGAAGTGTTTGGAAAACATTGCTGGTGTCAATCAAATGACACAGCAGCAATGGGGAGAGTTGCTACGTCACATGGGTGGTCTTTTACGAGATCTTCGTGACTTAACAATGCATCCAACCAATCCGTTAGAAGCAGTAGTTTTAACTGCAATGGCTCGTATTGATAAGGATGGTCGTTATCGTCCATACTTACAAGGACAGCTAGCAATTCAGGCTCCATACTTCTACGACATTCTGGGGGCAATCACTGTTGAAGAACGGATGAACCCAGATCCAACTCAACCTCCATACAAAGTTCGTCGTATGTATGTTGAACGCACTAATTCATACGAAGCTGGCGAGCGTGTTCAAGGACGCCTTGGCAAAGTCGTAGAACAAGAAAACATGTCAATTGAAAAAATGCTAGACATTGTTTTTGGACCAAAACAAGCAGCGGCAGCTGAAACAACTACACAGAAAGAAGGCACTCAGTGAGTTCACGCAATTGGGCAGACCTCATTAAAGATGCTGGAGATGCGGGAAGTTATGAACCGCTACCAGACGGCGACTACGATTTAGTAGTAGTCGAAGCCACTGCGACAACATCGCAATCTGGCAAAACCATGTTCAAAGTAAAGGCGCAAGTTGAGGGCGGAGCTCACAATAAACGTCTTGTATGGGACAACTTAGTTGTCTCACCTGATTCACCAGCAGCGCTGGGAATCTTGTTTAAGAAGTTCCACGCCATGGGAATTGGTCGTGGATACTTTGATAGCAATCCAACTAACGCTCAAATCGAGCAAGCAATTATGGGTCGTCGATTCCGTGCACAGATTGGTAGCCGTCTATATAACGGCGCTAAGAAGAACGAAATCAAGAACTACTACCCAAGCGCACAGACAGTTGCTGCAATGAATGGCGAGACAGCCGCTCCTGCAACCACTGCTGCTGCACCTGCTCCAGCTCCTGCACCAGCGCCAGCACCTGCTGCCGCTCCTGCACCTGCTGCAGCTCCAGCGTCACCGTTCTAAAGCTGGTTTTGCTAGGTTGCTACCCAACAGTTTTTGTTGGGTAGCAATTTAGTAATTCAAAAGAGAAAGAGAAAGAATGAAAATACTAGTTACTGGGTGCACAGCATCTCAGTCGTCTCATAACGCAATAAGTCGTTATCCGACTTTTACTGGTCTTATTCATGATGCTTTTATCGAACTAGGGCATGAAGTTTTTCTTACAAAACCACATCTTTCATACTCAAAAGAGTTTTTAGATCGTTTTGATTTAATTTTTGTTGGTCTAGCTTCTCCATCAAACCTATCAGCTCACTACTCGTATGGAGCTTTTTCTTTGGCTAATAAGGCAAGGGAGCTTGGAAAGCTTCGTTTAATTATTGATATGCCAGAGCCACAAAAAATTAGAACAACTATTAGAGATTTTTATACAGGAACAGACAGCTTTTATAAAGATTTTTACTCTAAAAGAATTCAATTTAGCGAAGCTTCTATTCCAGAAAATAAAGAGCAAATTTTAAGTTTTGTAGATTACCTGCATAATGAAAAGTGGGAGCAGACCTTTGTCCCAAGTATGCCTTGGTTTTCAAAAAATATTATTACAAAAAATGTTCCGAATTTAGATGAAGACAGTATCGTATCCCTTTGCTATGACAGAGTTCTTATAGATGAAGCTGAAGATAAGTTTTCTGAATCTAAAAAGACATACTGGTGCGCCGATAATTATAAATCTGCGTGGACAAAGAAAGTATCAAAAAGTTTGACTTTACCCGTTCAACCAACAAGAAATAATAACTACAGTACGAATGAGATGGTTGTGTCAAAGATCAGTAGTTCAGTAGGCACTTTAATTAGTACCTATCAGGGAGGAGATCCTTGGTGGTCTGTTGCAATATCTCAATCACTCATAGCAGGGGTCCCTGTTGTTACTGAATGGCGTCATACCGCCGAGCTAGGAGCAGAATGGGCGTATTTACCGTCAACAATAGAGGAAATGAGCCCAGCAGAAAGAACACTAGTGGCTCAGAGTCAAAAAGATTTTTACAGAGAGGCAGCGCCTTCATACGCAGACTCTTTGGAAAAAACAGCGAGAGCTCTGGACAACCAGAGCCAGTTGTCGTTAGTCTAGGAAAAACTGTACGAAAGGACAGCGAAATGGCCAAAGTAAATATGCCGTGGGTTAAAGAACAGTTAACCAATAACCGCACAAAGCGTGTTGTTGGGGATAATGTTATTTCCCTACTAGAAAAGTGGGAAGAACTAAAGAACACAGATCCAGACCCACAAAAGAACGAAGCAAACCTAAGTCAGATTGTTGAACTATTCAGCAAGCTAGCTTTGGGCCATGCAATTATTGTTGAAAACAAAAATGATCATTGGGTGCCAGCTCAAGCAGGTCAAATTGTTATTGCCGATGAAGTTCGAGTCAAATGGAATGCATTTGATGGAGAAATGGGCAAACTACACAATGGTCGCCGTGGAAAAGTAGTAAGTATTCGATACGGTGACATTATTGTCAAAACAATTGACGGTAAAGAACCTGTCTTGGAAGGATTTCACTACACTCCTCAACAATTGGAAAAGCGGGTTCCATAGTGAACTCAGCTACTTTTAAATTTAGAGTTGATGGTAGCGACTATCAAAACATACAAGAAAAAGCTAAAAAAGAGTTAGCTGGATTTATGGAGATCGGATCTGAAGATCTTGGTAAATACGTTAGCTATGAATTAGAAATAGAACCTAATCAAAAAGCAAGTAGTACTTACTCATATACCGCCCTAGTGACTGCGAGGTTAAAGAATGTCTGAGAGTATAAACAACACCGTTCCCCCTGTTAATGAATATATGAAACAGACATCCGATAATCCCTATCGAGTAGAAGCTCTTCGTGAAGCTGCTCGTATCACTACGCAAGATAGAAACGCTAACTATGGCGGACCAGAAGAAAATTTTACAAGAACTGCCAAAATCTGGTCCGTTATTCTTGGTATTGAAATAACCAATGAGCAAGTAGCAATGATGATGGTTGGTCTTAAAATGGCACGTTTTGCTCATGGATCAGGATTCCAAGCCGATACATGGATAGATATTGCTGGATATGCAGGATGTGGTTATGAAGTAGGAAAGATAGCGTCAGAACAAATTAACTAGTTTCTTGGAGGGGAACATGTCTGAGCTTGTACCGCCTTGGCAATATAGACAACCTCTCTGCGCTGAAATAGGCGCAGAGTTGTTTTATATAGAAGATAAAGATGAAGAAGTAGTTGGGCAAAGACTTAACGGGTACGTTGATGCAAAAAGGATATGCATGTCCTGCTCTCATTTAAAAGAGTGCGGTGAGTGGGCTATTAATAATGAAAAGTATGGATTTTGGGGTGGATACTCTCCAGTTGAAAGAAAAGAAATTCGTAACAAATTAAATATAATACTTGAGGACAATCTCCCCTCTGCTTCATAAGAGTAGACTATTGTCTTAACCTAGCGAAAGTTGGACTCATGGCTGCTGAACCAGTTATCAGTCCTGTACCTATTTGTGAGTCTTGTTGGATGGAAAACCATGCTCGATGGGAACCAGAAAGTATGGACAAGACTGGCCGCATATTAATGCGTCTTAAAGGCGTAGATGTGCCTAATAAAGTCAATAGCGGATCTGTTGAAGTTTGCGCTATGTGCGGATCTGTAACTATAGCTGGAATATTTGAAATGAAACTTACTAGCGAAATGTATTTTTTAGAGCAGCAGAGTCCAGATTTTGAGCTTAATATTAACCCTGAAGATGATCAGATATAAGGAGGGTATATGAAAAGCGATAGACCAGGTGATTTCCTTTGGGAAGAATGGGAAGGCTCTGGATATGATCCACAAGTAGATTGTTCGGTTATTTATTACACTTTTGAACATATTGATTTAGAAAATGATTTAGTAAGAAGAGCTCTAGCTTCTGCTCTACAAAGAGATGGGGTAGCCATTTCTTTGGGAGATGGATTTAATTTAATTGACAAGTGCCTTCCAAACTATGGATGGACTGGAATAATAGAAGATGAAGAAGATTATGTAGTTTGTAATGAGCTAGGTGAAACAGAGTATGGGGATTTAGTTGACTCTATCCTTCCTGCAACTTGGATAGAAATATAATTTAAGATAGTTGCTTTATAACCGATAATTTTATAGTTTATAGTCTACTATAGTTATGTGTGGAAACCAGCAGAAAACCTCAATTGGCAATCAGAAGCCACCTGTGCAAAACCTTCTAATAGGTACGCCTTAGATTGGTTTTTTTCTAAAGACTTTAAAGAAAAATATGCGGCTAAGAACATGTGCTTTACCTGTCCAGTACGCTCAGAGTGCCTCCAGTGGGCTTTAGAGCATCGCCAGATTTGGGGTATTTGGGGTGGAAGAGATGAGGTTGATATTCGCAGAGCTTTATCCGTGTCTTACAGTGGTGAAGAAACTAGACGACGCAGATTTCCAAACTGTCCATATTGCACAGCTCGTCCTTCTAAACTAGAAACATCTATAGAAGAGCTACCTAATGGTGGCCGCTGGACCACAGCAAAAGTTGTTACTTGCACAGAATGTGGCTTTGCTTGGAGAAGTCGTACTAGCGCAAATGCGGTTGAAGCTTACAAAATAGAACGTAGCGAAAAATCAAATAAAAAAACTAAATCTAAAAAATCTTCCTTGTCCAAACCTGCAAACCCTTCTCCAAAACAGTAACTTTATTTGCATAAGGGATTAAAAATGCATCAATTCCAGTCTTAGGTTGGTCCATTTTAGGTAGAGAAGCTCCCCACATATAATCATCAAAAGCAAGTATCCCTCCGTTATTTAAACAAGAGTAACCATCTAGGCCATCCCTAAGTGCCCAAATTGCGTGATGATCTGCATCTACATAAACAAATTCATACTTTTTGTTGTTTGTTTTAAAAAACTCTTTAGTTGTCATTTTCTTTTTAATAAGCTGACCTGAGTCAATAAAAGATTTTAACTTTTGATCATAGGTATCTTCTACACTTTTCCAGTCCATATCCATATGCTCTTCTTCTTCAGAGCCCTCCCAAGTATCAACATCTGTCAAAGTTGATTCTGGGTGGGTAAGAACGTTATCAAAAAGCCATACGGAAGCATCACCTGTGTATGCCCCTAGCTGCAGAAAATCTACCTTTACATCTTTATATGCAGGTAGAAATTTAGAAAAGTTGTGGATTGCCCCACCTTCAATAAACCAATTAGGGTAGGTCATGCCTTTAGCTCACAAAACATTAAGTTCTTAGCAAGTCTTTCCTTATGTTCTGGAGTAGCAATCTCTAAAGCAGCTCTAGCGTGAATAACTGCGTCTTGATATCTTCCTAAGTTATAAGCAGCAATCGCTGCCATATCATGTGGTGTATGACCCCAAGCTTCTGCTTCGCAAAGATATTCCATAGGCTTTACTGTAATTGCTAAAGCTTCTGTTGCTTTTTCGTAGCACTCTTCCCATTTAGCAGCGTGGTAGTAGTGCTGGGCTAGATCAACGTATGGTTCTCTACGTTCTGGAGCTTCTTTTATTGCTAATGTAAACCACAACTCTGCATCTTCTTTAGATAGTTTGCCAAGAAAACGCATTGAAGCTGCACGCTCTGGAGCCCATCTTGCTCTGTGAAGTTGTAGGTGACGTTTAAATTGTTCCTTTGCTTCATCAAATCTGTTATAAAAATATAGTTCTCTTGCATAATAAAAAGCATTTCTATCATCACTTGGATCTTCTTCAACAGAAATCTTTAGTAAGTCTAAATACTGTCCTCGTGATTTTGTATTATCTGCATGGTGCTCCATAGTTGCTTGAGTCCAATATTGAACTTCTTGCATACGATCAGGAACTAAAATTTCATGTACTGGATGCTTCCAACGATAGCCATGGCGAGCATGGATTTTATCTCCGCCAAAGGTAAGACCTGGAGTACCGTCTTCATTCCAGTTCCAAATGTAGTTATATCTAGGTCGAGTGGCTTTAGCTTCAAATGCTTTTTCAAGTTCTGCTTTCCATCCCGGCAACATAATCTCATCCATATCTAGAGGGATGCAGTAATCAATATCAGCTGGAAGTAGCCCTAAAGAAACGTTTCTTGCTTGATCAAAGCGCCAAGGTCTTACACAAATAGACACAACATTAATCCCTAAAGCCAGAGCCTTCTCGACAGTCTTATCTGTTGATCCTGTGTCGGCTATGAGTAGATAATCTGCCTCATCTTTTACAGAGTTATACCAAGTCTCAACAAACTGTTCCTCGTTAAGGGCTATTGTATAAACGGCTACCTTCATTTTTTATCTTTATCTGTTTGTATTTTAGAAAAGTCTATTGAAAAAAATATACTTCCATAATATTTTTTATTAGGGGTCTCCATTGACTTTCTTATATGCATCTCTCCAGTTGTAGATTCTTTAACTTGATCAATGCTTAACTCAAATAAATTAGCTACTTCTTCCCAAGCGTTACCCATAAGCTCTTTATAAGTATTTCCAATTACATTTACTTCATATGCTGCTTTCATTTTTCTCCTTTGCTTAGTTGTAGTTTTTTACTATTCCTATAATTGCTAATACTATCCATAAAATATTAAACCATATGATTGTTGGCAAAGTTTTTACAGTGGATGACCATACAAGAGCTATACTAGACCCTAAAGCAAAAATGTAAAGCCACCAAAATTGAATATCAAATATAAGACCAGGAAAGATTATAATAATTTTTGTCATAAATGCAAAAAATTCTACGGTGTTCGCTCTGTTCCAATACTTTTTGTGACGCATTGTAGAAAGAGCTGTTATCCATTGTAGATTTTTATTTATATCCATAAAGCTCTAACTCCTTTTTAGCTTGATTTGGGGTTATTTTTCCAGTACCAGCTAATATCCAATTCCAAAGAGGTGATCCAATACAGCCAAAATAGTAATCGTATTGAAAAATTCCAGGAATTTTATTTTTTGACTTTTCTAAAACTTCTTTTGTAAACTCGGTAAGCATATTTTTTTCTGTAAAATTACGCCAAAACTCCGAGTCTGTTCTTCCTCCTTGGTAATGTAGTACAAGAAAATCTTGTATGTCATCATACATTTTTCTCATTCTTTCATTGTATCTAGAGATATTACTATCTAAAAAAGTTTTTTCAGGGGTCTCTCCTAAAAATTCAAAACAAAATACTAACATTTGAACGATGGTAGTGTGGATAGAAGTAGCCTCTAGTGGCTCAGCAAAAGCTGCTGATAGTCCCATAAAAATACAGTTTTTCTCCCAAAGAGAGTCTAGTCTACCAGCCTCAAAATCAATAAATTTAATTGGAGTAATTTTTTGATTTAAATATTTTTCAATTTCTTTTTGAGCGTCTTCATCTGAAATACAATTTCTATCATAAACATAACCACAACCTCTTCTACTTTGAAGAGGAATATCCCACATCCAACCAGAAGACAAAGCATGCGCCGTTGTTAATGGTTCTGGTATTTCATTTTCTTTATATTCTAATAGAAAAGGCATAGCTCTGTTAACTGGAAGATGGTCACTGTATGATTTCCATTTAACATTCATTTTTTGTGAAAACAGTCTAGAAAATCCAGTACTATCTATAAACAAATCTCCAGTCACTGTCTGATTGTTGTCAAGTACAATAGAATCTATTTTTCCATTTAATTCAGATATATTTATTTCTTTTACTACAGCATCTATTACTTCTAATCCTTCTTTAACAAATTTATTTTTAAAATATTTACCAATTTTATGTCCGTCAAAGTGTAAAGCATAACTTTCTGGGAAATGATTAGATTCAAAATGTCTTCCTATATTAGAAGCTATATGCATTTTTTCTACACCAAAACGAGAAAAAGCTTGTAAAAAATCAATATCTGGATTTTGACCAGAAGTATTGCTTCCGTCTAAGGGTGCATAATAAGAAGAACCATCTCCTGTCCAATTTTTATGTCTAATTCCAAGTTTAATTGTTGCATCTATTGATTCAAAAAAATCTTTAAAATCAATGTCAGTATTAAACCATCTATTTTGAACTAAATCTAAAAGAAGACCAGTTGAACCCTCACCAGCACCGATAATACCAATTTTAGAGGATTCGACTACTGTAATTTTGTGTACATTGGGTTGAGTTTTTAAAAGAAATAAAGCAGAAATCCACCCAGCTGTCCCTCCGCCAACAATTACAATTTTCATATGTCTTTTCCTGTCTTTTGTCTTTTATTTATTATTTTTACTAGTAAGGAGTTGCCCCGCTAATGCTATTGTTTTCCGTTCCAGACCAAAAACCATTGCTGTTTCCATCAAAGTAAGATCCTAACGTATTTGACTTCTCTAGCATAACAGAATCCACATAAAAAATCTCCCCTGAAGTGGTAGAACTAGTAACAATTCTGATACTCATAAAGTTTGCAGACCCTTGTTTTGTCACTGATCCACTTAAACGCACCCAGTTTCCTGTGTATGATAGATTTTGAATTCCAATATTTGCAGCAGATACCGTACCTACCGAGAGGGTGTCTTCATACTGAAGCGCTCTTATAAAATAGTTTGCTGCTGAATTACCGCTGGCAAGTTTTACATACGCACTAATATAATAAGTTCCTTCGCCACCAACTAAAGGAATAAAAGTATAAGCAGCGGCAGAACCAGAAGCGTTAGTTACCGATAAGGATGCCGCCCCTGTATTAAATTCAGATGTTGTTCTAGCAAGTGTTGCTGAAGCGACAGATGACCAACCAGTGGTGTCTACCTCAAAAGAAGGGTTAGGTACATAGTTAACTCTATATCCAAGAGCTTTTGGTTCGGCTTTATTCTTTAAAAACCCAGCACTAGCGGCTACTCCTATGCTTAATGGCATTTCTACTCCTAATTATGTAAGGGCTAGATCGCCAGCAAGGACCCATTCGTCGGTTGCAATTTTAATTATAGACGCTGTTGAATAGGTAGCTCTTAGCTTGTTTGTAGGAGTTGCTCTTACAGTTACTCCAGTATCACCGCTAATAGTTACTTGTCCAGCACCATACTGCATAATATCTATTCTTTGCCCAACGCTATAAGCTGCTGCAGAGTTTAATGGGACAATGATGGACATTGAAGTTGCTTTTGTGCATCGAATAAGTTTTCCTGCATCTGCCAAAACCAATGTGTATGTGTCAGATTTAGTTTCAATTACTTGCGCTGTATCCCAAGTACCAGCAGCACCTGTTGGTCCTGCAGCACCAGTTGGACCAGTTACACTAGGACCTGTAGGTCCAGTAGGACCTGTGACAGTGCTTGCAGCACCCGTAGGTCCAGTTGGCCCAGTAACTGAAGCTCCTGTTGGTCCTGTACTTCCTGTTGCTCCCGCTGCTCCTGTCGCACCAGTTGCTCCCGTAGGTCCACCACTAGGACCTGTTGGTCCAGTGTCTCCTGTAGGTCCTGTTGGTCCAGTTACTCCTGGTCCTGTTGGTCCTGTAGATCCTGTCGGACCAACAAAAGGTCCAGAATTAACCCATGCAGAGTTTTGATCGTCCCAAATATAAACATTCGGTGAAACTATATATGCATCTCCTGGATTACCAGTTGCGTTGTCTGCTTCAAGTAATTCAATAGTTGCATAGGAACCTAATAAAGCAATACCAGAACCTTGCGGTCCAGTCACACCTGTCGGACCAGTTGGACCTGCTCCACCTGTAGGTCCCGTAGGGCCAGTTGGGGCAACAGTGGCTACAGTTGCAAAACCAGCTCCTGTATAAACATTTACTGTGTCATCATCACTGTCAACCCAAATATCTCCTACTTGAGGAGTTCCTGGCTGAGAAGATTGATAAATAATATTAGAACGACCACTTGACTCATAAGCAGCTGTTGCTGAAAAAGACGCATTAGAAGTGCTAGCAGCAACATAAATTTTGTCGCCAACAGTCATTGCAAATCTAAAAGTTTCAAAAGACTGTCCTACTGCAACAAGCAAACTGCTAACAATGTGAACACGAGTGTTAGGGTTTCCTGGAGACTCTACTGGTTCAACATAAACAGTTGCCGTTAAGTCTGTAGCACCTTTATTTGCAATAATTACTGAAGCAACGCATGCGACATCTGCTGTAGCAAGAAGTGTAAATGTATTCGTGTAAGCAGCGGGAGCTGCAACTCCTAAGCGTTTAACTGGCATTTACAGCTCCTTTTCTTCCACATCCAAATATGATGTACTGCCATAATAGCCATAAGAGCCCACATTAACTGCATCTCTGTAAAAGGAAACGACCAGTCGGTAGAGGTAACTATTGTCTGATCATGGTTATCATGCTCCATTAGCTTCCCCCCTCTACTAAAGAAACTTTTCCTTCATAACAGCAGTGATCTGCCCCATCAAGGGTCTCTACAGCTGTATTGTATACACTTTCAAGAAAATCTTCACGACCAGTTGCCCACACTACATCTGAAATTAATATAGTCTTGTTCTCAGAAATGTTTTTAATAGTTAGGTTAAGCAGTGGGGCGTTCTCACTCTCTTCTGCTTTCCACTCAAAATTACCTACTGTTTCCATTATCATGTCATCGATCCAATACTTTTAATAGTGATAACTCCAAGCATTCCGCTATGAATTGAGCATTGATAAGCATATGCACCACTTATATTAGCTGGTACTTGCCAGTATAAAGTTCCTGTTACCTTACCTTGAGCTGATGTACCTGTAGTAACTGTTCCATCAGTGGCAACATGGATTAGGCCAGTATCGTAGTTTGCTGCTCCACTTGCAGTCTTAATTAAAAAAGGGTGACCAGTGACTGCTAAATTAAAGGCAATAGTAGTTCCTGAAATTGCAAAAATAGTAGGATTATTTCCACTGTATTGATTATCAAAAAGATATGCTGAAGATCCACTATTAGTTACAGATAGTCTAGTAATTGCAGGATAAGCAATTTCATCAATAGTAATTGCTGCTGCTGTTGCATCTGTAGTTCCACTAAAAGTTGCAGCACCCGTTGCGCCCGTCGCACCAGTGGCACCAGTGGCACCAGTTGCTCCCGTAGCACCTGTAGCACCTGTCGGACCTGTAACAGTAGAAGCAGCACCTGTACTTCCTGTAGGACCCGTAGGACCAGTAACACCCGTAGCACCCGTAGCACCCGTAGCACCCGTAGGACCACCGCTTGGTCCAGTAGGACCTGTAGGACCAGTTACTGTAGAAGCTGCACCAGTTGGCCCAGTCACACCTGTAGCACCCGTAGGTCCTGTTGCTCCCGTAGGACCAGTTGGTCCACCTGAAGGTCCTGTAGGTCCTGTACTGCCCGTAGCACCAGTCGCCCCCGTTGGTCCACCGCTTGGGCCAGTAGGTCCTGTCGGTCCTGTTACGTTACTAGCTTCACCTTGTGGTCCAGTGGGACCTGTAGGCCCTGTAGCTCCAGCTGTACCAGCAGCGCCAGTTCCTACTTGTTGCCAACCAGCAGCAACTTTAACTTCTAAATTTTCTGTTTCAGTGTTAAATCGAGCATACCCAGTTTCAGCAGATGCTGGTCTTTGAGCTGTAGTTCCAGATTCTAAATACAAAGTATTATTATCGCCACGAATAACTTTGTTAGTAAAGGTTTGAGCAATATTTTCTGGTTGAGCGGAGTCTTCTTGTGCTACACCATTAATGCTAAAAGATGCCTGTGCAACAGTTGTTCTAACGTATACAGAGTCTCCATTATTTAAAGCAAATCTAAAAGTTTCAAAAGACTGTCCTACTTCAAGAGTAATGTTAAAAGCTATATAAGCATATTGAGAAGCTTGAACAGCATTAGAAGGTACTATCCAAATACTTACTTTTGTTACAGGAGTAGCATTAATTGCTTTATTAGCAACAACAACAGAAGCTAAATAATTTGCATTAGCATTGTAAAGTGCTACGTCTGTGTTGGCTGCAGGATTTACAAGTCCAAGTCTTAAAATTGGCACTTGAGCCTCCTATGCCTGAGCTTCAGACCATGAAAGTTTGGCTGATGTTAGTGTTGAGTTACCGCTTAATCTAGCAACTGCGATGGTAATAATATCAGGTCCATCAGGGAAAATGCTATCTCCACCAAGAATTGAGTTAGACATTTCAAACAGACTTGCTACGTTTGCAACTGTAGTTCCTACAGCTCCACGGAAGTTGTAAATCTGTACTCCACCAGAAACAGTATCTGCTGCGGTGTGCTCAACAACCTGTGTTAGAGAAGGTGAATCAACACCAACAAAGTTCAAGTTATTGAGACGTGGGTTAAGAAGAACCTTAACGTCAACAAGTTGATCAGATGAAATACCTACTTCAGATAAACGCAACTGCATGCGGTTAATAACATCTCGGTCACCAAGCTTACCTGTTAAACCTTCAGATACAGATGGGCTTAAGCGGAGGGAAATAAGAGGCTGGTAGTTTGGACCAGATGTGTTGTTCAAAGAACCATCTGGATATAGGAAGTATGTAAACTGAGTATTTCCTTGACCAGTAAAGTCAAGAACTTCAGAGATAATAGATCCAGATTCAGCTAAAATTGTTTGGTTAGTACCTACTGATGGATATGTAAAGGTATTAGTTCCAGTTACAGTAACTGTAAAGGCTCCGTTTGCAACTCCAGTTGAAGAGGTTGATGGTTGATTTCCGTTTAAAACAGTATTTGCTACTCCATAAATACCGACATACATACCAGTTGTTAGATTATGAGACGCTACAGTAGTAACTGTCATAACGTTAGATGTTCGTGCAAATGATGCACCAGTGCTAATTGTTGCTGATAAAGGTGCTAAATGTAGTAAGTTTGCAGAATTAACAATAGTCTTATAGCGAGTTCCATTTGTTAGATTTGCAAGAGTGTTAGATCCTACAACTCTAGTTGGAGGGTTTTGTGCGTTTGATCCTCTTAGACCATTTGAGCCAATTGACTCGAATTGGAGAATATCTCCACTTCTAAATCCGTGAGTCTGTACTGTCATCAAATCGTTTGTTAGGTTAATACCAGTTGATGCGAATGATTTAGCTGTAGTTCCTCGAACATCCAAAGTCTGGCTGTTTTGAGTAAAGAGGTATGCGTTGTCGTCATCAAAACGACCATCCATCATTACAGAAGTACCCCAGTGGAAAAGGGAAGGAATGTAAGTTGGGTTTGCATAAGTCACTACTTCGTAACGAGCTGGCATGTTACCAGAACGCAAGTATGACTCGAACAAGTTGTTGTTGTGAACAAACTCATGTACATACTGAACCTGTCCATCAGTTGTCTTAAAACCATAACGAATTTTACCTGCTCCGTACCAAGAATAGTCAATGTAAGCCATTTGAATTCTTGATAAATCTAGGTTGTAACCAGTTACACCAGTTCCATCACAAGGATCAACTGACCAATTTGCTTGAGGAACTTTAGTATCTACAGTCTTAGTAATAATAATTCCTGATTTAGCAGGAGTAAATGAGTGAATTGTTGTTGTTCCAACGCTAGATAAGTTTACAAAACCTTCAGCATCTGGATCAGATTTTAATTTAAATGTATTTCCGTTAATAAGACTTACATAATAAGTTCTACCATTTACCAGTCCGCCAATTGGCTCACCGTCAATTGAGTTGTAAATTACTGGCAACAAGTCGGTTAAACCGTGTCCAACAATTGTAAAGATATCTGTAGATGTGTTTACTACTGTTGCAGGGTTAAATTCTTTTTCAGTACCAGATGAACCCTTATACTCAGGTCGAACTGACATACGAGTTTCTGAGTCAATCTGTGTTACGCGATAGCTTTGACCACGCATAACAATAAAATCACCAACATCTAACTGAGCTTGGAAGCTTGTTCCAGTTCCAAAGATAACTTCGTTACCTTGTAGAGCAGCCGCAGTTCCACCTATTTGCTGAGTTGAAGATCTACGCACACAATAAATTTCTTGTCCATCAAATTCAAAGAACATACCGTTTTGGAAATCATACATACCAGTACGAACAGCTCCACCACTCCACTCACGAACGTAGAACTGAGGGAATCCATAAGCACGAGCTTCTGGAATACCGCCAGCCTTACTAATTCTAAATGTAGTTAGATCTACTACAGTTACTTGGAACGCACCGTTATAAACAGTGCTTGTAACGCCAGCAGAATCTTTTGCTTCACTAATAACTATAAACAAGTCATTAATTAAACCGTGAGGACGGCGAGTTTTACATGTAATAACACTATCGCTAAATTTAATCATACTTTCAAGGTCAATTGATGGTTTGAAGTTAATACCGCAAGATGTCTGTAGACCCTTACCTGACTGGTAACGGAAGTACTTACGAGTTTGACGAACAATAGAGCCAAAGGAAGTTCCACTTCCTACTGACATTTCAACTCCACCATCAAATGGACGATGCAAGCTGTAGCCTTCAGGACGAACGTAGATAAAGGTTGGATATGAGTAAGACACCGCTGTATATGCGGCTGCATACGGACGATCCACAGAAATTTGCGTATCAGAACCGATAGCTGCAATACGACGAATAATTGGTCCGACTGGTGTTGTCTTTACAAGTGTAAATAAAGATCCAGTTCCTGTTGTACTGAAATCCGCTGGGCTTGTATTAGATGTTGCATCTGCTGCAGATCCGTGTAAAGAAATTTGAGTATCGCTAATTTTACGGACAAAATAGTAGTAACCATCAACTAATGGGCTAGGAGATACTCCGCCATTTGCACTAAACTTTACTGTGTCTCCAGTTTCAAAGTTGTGTGTGCGTGTAATGCGGTTAGTTGCTGTATCAACATTTGCAGCAGAAAAATCTGTTTGATCCGCATATAGTCTGAATGCTAGACCAGTGCCAGCTGCAGTGATGTCAACTGTGTTTGTTCCAGCATTAGCGTCTGCTTCTGTTGGATGTAATGTTAGAGTTGTAGCACCTGTTCTACGAACAAAGTAAGAGTCATTATTTGTTAGCCCGGTTGGAGAAGTTCCTCCGCCATTATTAAATATAACTTGACAACCTGTAGAGAAATTATGTGCTTTAGTAATAACTTCAGTGCTTGTATTAATATCTGACGCTGCAAATGTTATATCTAAATTAACAGTGTTTGCACTTATTGTAAATGCACTACCAGTTCCAGCAGCTGTTATGTCTATAGTATTAGTTCCAGCTATAGCATCTGCAATAGTTGTGTGGAGGGCAATTGTTGAAGAAGATGCAGCACGGACAAAGTAAGTAGTTCCTTCAACTAAAGGTGCAGGAGCTGTTCCACCACCAGCAGAAAAGACAACTGCTTGTCCTGTAGGAAGTGTATGAGCCTTGCCAATCACGTTGGTTGATGTGTTTACATCAGCTGCTGCAAATGTTAAAGTTCCATGAGTTTTTGTAGTGTTAGATGGGAATAGGCGGAATCTATCTCCCACCTTAAGAATTTTAGTAAACTGAGTACCAGTTCCTGTTACAAGAACAGAGCCAGAACCAATAGTTACCGAGCCAGCACCAGTTACGTTTCCGTTAATTTGATCTGTAGTAAATTTGTGCCCGACACCTGTACCAAAATCAGCTACAGTAACAACAACACCTGTTGCTGCGTTTGCTGCAGATGATGCAAGACGTAAGTAATCTCTGTTAATAGCAACTACAAAGTAATCTGTTAAATCTGTTAGACCAGAGATAGCTGTTGCTGCGTCACCTTTATCATATAAAACTTTTGTTCCAGTTATAAATCCATGAGAAGGTATAAAGAAAGCGTTTTGAACAATATCAATTGAAGTTCTTGGATTAAATATTTTTTCAATTTCTGGAACTTGACCTTGTGCTGTAACTGTAAATGTATTTGGTGCACCGCCAGGCAAGCTTGTAATATTGTAAATACCGTCTGGAGTCTTTGATAAAGATTGTAAACTATGTCGTCCAACACCAGCTGGAGTGTCTGTAATATTTACTGCAGTTCCAGCTACAGCATTTTCTGGTGTAGTTGCAAGTTTAATATTATCTCCATCTACGAAGATAATGTAATAAGGAGTTGCAGTTGTTAAACCGTTAACTACAGTCTGACCCTTTGCATCATAGAGAACCAACTCGCCTTGTAAAAATCCATGACTTGGGAGAGTAATTGTATCGGTTGCATAGTCAAGTGCAGTAATTAAAAGTTGCTGAGTTCCAGTTCCCGCACCAGTAATATTAGCAAAAGTTGTAAGTGCAGTCGTTGTAGCAAGTCTTACAATACTGTTATCAACTTTTTTAATATAATAAGTACTATTGTTAGTTAAACCAGGAATTGTAGTTCCACCGTTATTTGAATAACGAACAGTTTGACCATCAACTAATCCATGGTTTGCAATGTAAAGACTATCTTCAGCAATATTGACTGTTGAAAATATAAAGCTATGTGATGTTCCAGTTCCTGCTGCAGTAAGATTAATATATGTAACAGAATTAAGAGCAAGTTTTAATCTAATTCTGTTTGAATCAATTACTTCTTGTACATAGTATGTAGACCCATTAACGAGTGGCGCAATTGCAGTACCGCCACCAGTGCTGTAAATCAAAGGTTGATCTACCTGAAAACCGTGGCTACTAATTGTTAAAGTGTCTTCAATAATATTGGCGACAACTCGACTAATAGTAGAACTTGTTACTGTCTCTCTTGTAGAAGGAGTAGTTAAATTAATTGTTGTAAATGTTGGGCTAGGAGTACTGCTTAACCGATATGTAAAAGTATTTACAGTATTTATATAATATGTAGTTCCATTTGTAATACCTACAGGTGCTGTACCATTAAAGTTTGTAATAACAGCTTCGCCATTTACTAAATTATGAACTGTAGGAGAATGGATTAAATCATTTTGTGAATCAAAATTAATTGGGACAAATGCATGATATGAACTACCAGCGGAAGCAATACTAATTTTATTAGTTCCATTTTCTGAATCTAAAGCTGTTGGGTAAACCTCATTACCAGTTGTAAATGTAGAAACAATAGTCATTACAACAGATCCTTGTCCATTGTTGAATGATCCAATATTTGTTATTGCAGCACCATTAAATGTGCTTTGTCCGTCAAATAAACCTGTAGATGTTCCTACGTTAGTAGCTGTAGCAGCAATAAATGAACCGCCTCCTCCTCCTGATCTTTGAGAAGTATTTGTTCTAGCTCCAGCACCACCTGAATAACCGCCTCCTCCTCCTGATTGCTGTCTATCCTGCTGCTCACCAGAACCACCGCCACCAAAACCACCAAAACCACCTGCTCTACCAGAAGTAGATGCAAGAAGTCCGTCGTTAAAAGCTCCTCCACCAGTTTCTCCTACTGGGCCATTCTCACCTCTAGCTAAGAAACCACCTCCACCTGGAGAAAATCCACCTATAGATCTTCCTCCAAATGTTGCTAATCCTCCCAACCCTCCAGTCTGAGATGCACCTCCAACAGTAGTAAGAGAACCGTTAAGACCGTTAGAACCATTTGAGTCTGCTGACCCTCCACCAGCTACGAATAAAGGTTGGTTTGTAGATTTACGAACAACAAAAGTTCCACCACCTGAACCACCAACAAGGTTACTAGTATTTGGAGCCGCTCCTCTTTGCCCCACAACAATAGTAATAATTTCTCCCTTAGTTAAAACTACTCTTCCCGATACAGTTGCACCATTTCCAGCTGTGCCACCACCACTTCCTTCATACCCTGCAGCACCGCTTACTGTAAACCCATAAATACCTGATACAGGAACTGTCCAATCTTGGTAACCTGTGTAAGCACCTTCGTTAATGTATGTTGCAGCCCAAGCTGCGGCGCTGTATGCCGAGTTCATTTGATTTTTAGTAGGACCTACTCGTCCCGTAAGACCACAAGTAGTAAATGTATGTGTGTTTGAAGCAACCGTATATAAAGCTTGAGATCCCGCAAAACTAGAAGCAGATACGTTCTTTAAGAAATATGTATTACCAGAAGTTAAGCCTGTCAATGGAGTAGAATTTGTATAATATTTTACAGCTTGATTACTTGCTGTTGAAGCATCTATATTTAACTTAGTGTCATAAACTACAGGAGTATCAAAAGTAACAGCTCCTGCAGTAACCGAGGTTATATTTATTACAGATGAATTAGATGATGAAGTTAATTCAAGTGTTTTTGTGTCTACAATATTTGCAAAAACAAGATCTCCTGATGTGATTCCACCAAAAGAACCAACACCACTTCTATAAATAAAACCAGTTCCATCTGTTAATGCAGCTGGAATATCAGTCTGAGGCTGACCACTTAGGGCTTTAAAATATATATAATTATCATCTATATTTACATTTGTTTTTTCAAAGGAGTGAGTTCCGTTAGCACCTACTGCTGTAATATTTATGGCCATTTATTTCTCCTTTACCGTACCCATAGATAGCCTGGAAGTGTGTTAACAACATCGCTAGAGGACCATTGACCGTACCCAGCGGACCATGTGCGTGCTGCGTTACCAGCTGCGCCGCCAAAACCAAATCCAGAGTCAGCTCCACCGTTTGTCGCGGCGCCAAAGGAGTGAGCGCCCTCATCCATCGGGCATCCTACCCAGGCACCAGCGCGACCAAGTGACGAAAGACCTGCGTTGTCTGTGGTTGAGTTAGCAGAGTTGTTTGCAAAGGAACCGATACCCCACTGTTGCAGGATATTTTCTGTTCCTGTTTGAAGCGGAAAGGCGGAGCCAGACTTCATTGGCATTGAGTTCATTGACACAGAAGTTCCAATTTGCGGATCAGTAGAGTTAGCAGGAATTGTGTTAAAACCGCCAGTGTAATTTCTTAAAGTACAAGCTTCAAACATTGTTCTGGCAGTTGAAAAGATCATGATTGGCGGGACGCGGTTTGCGGTCATTTCCATCATTAGACGAGTGAATGGCACACGGTTCCATGCCGCGTACTTTGACCAGTTTCCACTTGTAAGATTCATGTCAGCTGCATTTTGCAAAGTTGAATTTGTCCAGAATGCGCTACCCGATGGCATGTCGCCACGGTTGTGCACCTTAAGAATCAGCTGCCAGTCTCCGCCGTCGATAAAGTTAAACTTAATGTATGTAAGGTACGGGTTTCCTACTAAACCAGGATCTAAATAGTAAGCACCATTTGTTGTTACTCCTAAAGATCTTAAATCAGCAACACTGTTTGCTGCTTTTTCAGAAGCACTTCCGTCTCTAATTATTGCTTTAGTTGCACTTAAAGTAAAATTATGAGCATCTGGTGTTTTTTCAACCCAATAATAATTTTGAGCGTTTGCGTCTGAAGTTACTCTTCCTCCTACTGGAAAATTATATTTCAGCATATCAAACTCTGCATACCCGTTATTTTGAATATGAAAATACTCTTTTGTAGTAGACACACCTATTTTTTTAAAAGTTTGAGTGCCAGTTCCTCCACTAATTGAAGATACTAATGTTGTTCCGGGAGCTCCTGTAGGTAAAGTTCTTAATGTCATAGTGTAGTTAACTGATACACCTTGTTGAAACACTGAATCAATAAAATAAGTTTCTCCATTAGACAGCCCTGATGCAGCTGAACCTGTAGTGGAATATAAAACCATTGTTCCTGGATACCAACCTAAGTCTGCAACTCCAGAATTAGGAGATAAAACAACGTTAGAACCGCTATATGAAGATACAGTTGCAATATTTCCTAAATCGTTTGCACCATCAAATACTTTTGCAGCGTCAGAAACTAGCGATAAAGTAACTTGAGTATTGCTATTATCATTATTTCCAGCAAAAGTACGAGCTTGATTTGCAAGCTGGAATGTTCCAGACATAGATGAAACAATGTCAATAGCATCTCCATCTGGTACTTCACTTACTTGAAAAGTAGATTCACCTACAGGACTGTTAAGAGCATTTGTTGTTTTTAAAAAAACTACACCACGAGGGTTTGTAGAAAAGTACCCTGAAGATGCTGGAACTGTTAAATTATAATAAAGAGCAGTTCCTAATGTTCTACTAGCAAAAGTTTCTGTTCCGTGGTTAACAGTAATTGTATTGTTAACTGTATTTACAGACGAAATTGTGCTGGTAGATCCACCGACAGTTGCACTGTTTGACCAGTCAATGTTAAAAGTTGAAAGGCTGTTAGATCCATCAAAAGTCTGTGCAGTTGCTGAGTTTGATGAATCAAAAGATTTTGCTGCAGTATTTGAAGCTTCAAACTCTTGAGAAATTGTAGAGTTAAGGTTTAAAAAATAGAAAGGGGTATTTAAACCAAAACCGTGTGTTGAGTCTGTTTTTACTGTAAGAGTAGAGGTTGCTTCTCCATCTGTAATAATACCTTCTGCATCTGCAATACGAATCTGTGAGCCTTGAAAAAACTCACCAGTGATAATAGATGTATAAAGATCTTCAATTGCATTGTTGCCTTGCTGAATATCTTTGCAAAGATATGTAAAAGTAGTTGTATTAGGGATAGAGTTAATAATATAAGATCCATTTGCAGTAACTGATTTTGTTCCAGTTACGTTAATAGGAATACCTACAGCCAGTCCATGGTCTGTGGCTGTTACTACAGTAATTTCACGAGTGCCAGTGTTTGTTGCGATAGATGCAATACCTGGAATAGTGGTATCACCGCTCTTAGAAAAAAACGATGGGGTGTTATTAATAAGCTCAACTGTTTCCCACTTGGTAGGCTGAAGACCGTACTCAAAGTCCGTATCAATAAGGTTTTCAGGTTGCGAAATACGCAGTTTTGTTACTGGATCAATAAACTCTTTTGGAAAACGAATCTCTCCGCCTGTACCACTGGAGCCGCTGCTACCGCCTAAAAACCCTGGCATTAGTTAGCACCTCTCTTTAGCTTAAAGATATTTGTCAATAGAATAACAGTTTTTACGCACACTGATTTTGGATTCATTTAATTATACACCTAACCACCAAGACATAGATGTAGAAAAAGAGCCTTGTGGTCCCGTTGGACCACTTGGTCCTGTCGCTCCACCTTGAGTTTCAATAAAAACACCATTGTTATATACATAAGTTTTTGCTGTATTTGTATCAAACCAAGCATCACCATTTGTTGAAGTTTCAATATTTGGTTGTGTAGAACTTGCAGTAAATTTACCGACACCACCAGTTGGTCCCGTAGGTCCTTGAACTGTAGAAGTTGGTCCTGTAGGGCCTGTAAAACCAGTTAAGCCTCTAGGACCCGTTGGGCCTTGAGGTCCTGTTACAGTACTTGCAGCCCCTGTAGCTCCTGTCGGCCCAGTAGGTCCTGGATCACCAATCTCTCCTTGAGGGCCAACTATGCCTTGAGCACCCGTAGGTCCTGTAGGTCCTTGAGGTCCAGCTACATCTGATACAGCACCCGTTGGACCGACATTACCAGTTGGTCCTGTTATACCTTGCTCACCTTGTGGACCCGTAGGGCCTTGAATGCCTTGAGGACCTTGAGGTCCTGTAGGTGCAACACGAAGTGCTTCCCAATAAACCCCAGTATAAACCCAAGATTGACCGCCAACGGTAAATACTTCGTCAACTGCCGCTGGTTCAGGAAAATTAATAGCTACCATTTGGTCCGTCCTCTCTTTCTTTGGTTTATATGTATTTTATCAGTGATTAAATTTGTGGTTCTTCTACGCCAGAATTTTTCATACCAACGTAAGCCTGAGCCCAATTAGCTGCTGAAGCAGAAGATTCCCAAGGTCCACTCTCATCAATAACATTGTCTCCGTAAAGAATCTGTACTAAAGGTCCATTTTCAGCAAAAGGACCGCTTTCGATAAGTAAATATGAAAACACTGTATATTCTCCTTTATACCGAGTAGGTTATTTTTCCAGCTGCGCCAACAGCTAAGCCGTTATTGTTGTCAAGAAATACACCATTGATAGTTGATGTGCCAAAACCACTAGTTCTTTGAATCCAAGTAACTCCATCAAAAGAGGTTGCTAGTTTACCGCTTGCTCCTCCAGCAATATAAGTTCCATCTGGAGATATGCTTATAGATCTAACGGTAGAAGCTCCAAATGTGCTTGTAGGAAACGACTGAGTCCATGTAGTTCCATTATTTGAAAATGCAAATTTACCAGCTTCACCACAAGCAAAGAATCTTCCTCCTGCAGTAGCTGTGACTGCAAAAATACTGCTTGTTCCAAAACTAGAAGTTCTTTGAGTCCAAGTAGTTCCGTTTGTTGAAGTGGCAAGTTTTCCATCATATCCAACAGCTACAATAGTGCTGTTAGACGCCCAAAGGCCATTTATGTAAGTTGTTCCAAAAGAAGAAGCTCTTAAAACCCAGCTAATACCATCTACAGAGGTTGCTAACTTTCCAGAACCTCCAGCTGCTATCCATAAAGATGCACTAGGAGAGTATGTAATTGCAAGAATCGGTGTTGCGCCAAAACCAGAAGAACGAGCTGTCCAATTTATGCCGTCTGGGGACGTAGAAATTTTTCCAGAGCTTCCACCAGCAACATACTGATTATTTCCATAAGCCACAGCAAAAACACTGTTTTCTCCAAAGTTACTTTCTCTTTGAACCCAATTTTGTGTGTCACCAGAGGTAGCAATTTTTCCATTATTTCCAACAGCAACATATCGATCTAATGATTCGTTGTAGTTTATTGCATTTATGTTTGATAAAGCAAAACTACTATCTGTAACTAAAGCCCATGTGACTGGAGTAAAAGGAAAAGCTAAAGTAGCGTGCATAGCGTGAACTGATATCAGCACATTACACCGTCAAGTTTCCGCTTAGAAGCCACTCGTTAGTAGCAAGCTTAATTAGCGAACCTACAGCATACCTTGCTTTAGTTGTAATTCTAGTTCCTTCTGATCTTATAAGAACACCTTCTTGTCCTCTTACTGTTACTTGACCTACACCAAGTTGAGTAAAGACAATTTGAGTTCCTACAGGGAATGTATATGCACTAAATCCATCTAATGGAATAGTTAAATCTACTGGAGTAGAGCTGTTCATTTTTACAATTCGTGCAGCATCTCCAGAAGTTAAAATAATTGAAGTTAAATAGTTTGATCCAGTTAGTTCAAAATTAGCTGGTCCTGTAGGGCCAGTAATTCCTTGACCTCCTGTTGGTCCTGTAATACCTTGAGGTCCCGTAGGTCCTTGAACTGTAGAAGTTGGTCCTGTCGGTCCAGTAATTCCTTGTGGTCCAGTTATACCTTGTGGACCAGTTGGTCCAACAATAGGACCAGCATTTACCCAGCTGGAACCATTCCACACATAAAGATTTCCATTTGCAGAAACTATGTATGCATCATTTACAGTATTACCAACTGATGGAAGGTTTACTACGTTAGCAACTTGTCCCTTAACAGTAATAGAAGTTCCTTGTGCACCTTGTGGTCCTGTTGGTCCAACTTCACCCGCACCAAGAACTAAAACCCAAGAAGCATATGTATTTCCGTCACCATTAATTTTGTCAACAAGAATAGTTATAGAAAGACCTGCAATTATTGTAATTACACCTTCCATAAAATTACTTGGAACTGCGGTGCTAGCTAATCTTGCTCTTGTTCCAACTGAAAAAGCATCTACTTTATTAACTGTAAAGTTTTTAGTAACTCCACCTTCAATAGTTAAATTGCTTGAAGAGGTAACACCTAAATAGCTAGGTCCTTGTGGGCCAGTCTGTCCAGTTGGACCTTGCTGACCTTGAGGTCCAGTTACACCTTGTGGACCAGGAGCTGTAGAAGCTGCACCAGTAGGACCAGTTATACCTTGTGGTCCAGTAGGGCCTTGAATTGTAGAAGCAGCTCCAGTAGGTCCTGTTGGTCCATCCAAGCCACGAAGACCTGCAGGACCTGTAGCACCAGTAGCACCCGTAGCGCCTGTAGCGCCTTGTGGTCCTGTTGGCCCACCTGAAGGACCCGTTGGTCCAGTAATTCCTGTTGGCCCAGTTACTGAAGGTCCAGTTGCACCTGTTGCGCCTTGCGGTCCAGTAAATCCTGTAAATCCTCTAGGACCAGTTGGTCCCTGTGCGCCAGTTGGTCCAGTAATACTTGGCCCAGTTTCACCTATTTCACCTTGTGGACCTGTAGGACCACCTGCGCCAGTAGGACCTGTAACTCCTTGAACACCTTGTGGTCCAGTAATACCTCGTATACCCGTTGGGCCTTGCGGTCCTGTTGGTCCTGTTACATATAAACCTTGTGCTCCAGTAGCACCTGTTGGTCCTTGTGCTCCAGTAGCACCTGTTGGTCCTTGCGCTCCAGTCGGACCCGTGACAGTTGAGTTTGGTCCTGTAGGTCCAGTGGCTCCCGTAGGCCCTTGAGATCCTACATTTGAAGAAGCAGATTCAACCCAGTAACCATCGTAATAAACAAATAATCTTCCTGTCTCTGCGTTAAACCAAGCATCACCTGCGTCTGGGGATCCAGGAGGTGTTGATGCGGCAACTGAAAATATACCTGTAGGACCCGTTGGTCCAGTTACAGTGCTTGCTGCTCCTTGAGCTCCAGTCGGTCCAGTTGGGCCAACTACTGTAGATATAACTAAGTTCCAAGAAGTTCCATCCCATTGCCAAGTCTGAACTCCAGATGTAAAAGTTTGATTAACTGTTGGTGAGTTAGGAAAATCGATAGCTGACATTTATATTTTCTCCTAACCTATAGTTGTGATTCATATGTGAATTGAATAAGAATTTTATCATTTGCACTAAACTCAAAAGGTAAACTATCAGTTACAGCTATACCTTCATCAAAAGTTGCAGTTTGAGAGTGCATAAATAACTGAATTTTGTCATTGATTCCACCAGTAAAAATTGCAGTTCCAAAATAATTTAAACCTGGACCTTCATCACGAACTACAACTTGCCCTACTGGTTGAAAATTTTCAAATACAGCTGCTGTAGGTAAACTAATAGAGTAAGCGCCAAGACCTCTACTAAATCCTGCAGTGCCAGCAATAATACGAATTTCACCCATAATTGTTGCACCAATATTTACATAACGACCTGTACTACTTCCGTTACCTAACACTGGATTAGTAGTGCTAGCAGTAAGCACTGGTGTATATGTAGTCCAAGGAGTAATTGCAAATGATCCTGTTGGACCAGTTGCCCCTGTCGGTCCTGTTACTGTAGAAGCTGCTCCTGTTGGTCCAGTTACTCCTGGACCTGTAGGACCCGTTGGACCAGTTGCTCCAATAGCAGTCGAGTCATTACCTGGTGCACCTGTAGGTCCAGTTGGGCCAACAGCACTGGTACGAACTAGACGCCAAGCAGTGCCATTCCATTGGTATGTTTGAATTCCATTTGTATATGTTTGATTTAGTGTTGGGCTATTTGGAAAATCAATTGCTGCCATTAGTGTCTACCTCCTTAGCTCGCTGATATAAAGGCACCATTTAGATAAATGACGCCTCCCGTTGTTAATGTAATTGGTGCTGTTGCAGTCATAGCGGTTCTTAAACCGTTAGTTCCTAAATACCATAGGTTCATAATAGCCGAACCAGCTGGGGCAACTCCCACAATATGATAAGAAGTTCCTGCTACTGTAACTGTTCCTGGAATAATAACTTCTCTTCCATCTTGAGGAAGTACTGGCAAACTAACTGTGTATTGTCCAGAACCAAAACCAGTTACGTTTGTCATATTAATATTTAAATTAACAATAACTTCTTGTCCATATTTAACATAAGTTCCTGCACCAGGAGTTCCAATAAAGGTTAAACCAGTTCCAGCCCATACTGGGGTGTAATTAGTTACTGTTGGTGTTCCTGCTGGACCAGTCACACCTGTAGGACCTGTAGGACCAATTTTATCTGCAATAATAATATTTCCACCGATAGATAGATCGGTTACATCTTGATACACAATTGAGCTTGGCGCTGTAAAAGGAACTTCATATACAATAATTGTGTCTGTACTTGATAAGTTTCTACCAGCAGATGCACTGTTGTTAAATGTTCCAGGAACATTTGATGTACTTCCAGAAGTTAAACGTAGAGCAAGAGAGTTTGTAACTAAGACGTTACTTACATCAAAGTACATTCTTTCACCACGAACTGCAGTTAAGTCAGGATTGTCTCCTACTAAACCTGCAACTGTAAAAGCACCACCTTCACCAGTTGAGGTAATAACATAAGTAACACCACCTCTAGGGCCTGTGGCACCAGTAGCACCTGTAGGTCCTGTAACAGTAGAAGGAGAACCTGTAGGTCCTGTAGGTCCTGTAACACTTGGACCAGTTGCGCCCGTTGCTCCTGTTGGACCAACAATCTGACCCACATCTACCCAAGAGCTTCCATCCCACACATAAAGATTTCCATCTGCATCAACAATGCGTCCATCATTAACTACGTTACCTACAGAAGGAAGTGCTACAACT